CTCGAAAGGAACACCTACAAGCGGCTCACGCTACTTGTAAAGAGCCTTCCGACGGAGCAGTCGGACACGCCCTCCCGTAAGGGAGCACGTGCCCACCGGCACCGCGGAGGCGATATGTCTCCACTCCAACAGGTCTGGACAACCTGTTGGAGCGGTCTTGTCCTGTCTGGCTGGGATTCGATGCGCGTGGCCTGGTTCCTTCACTCCTGGGTCGTGAAGACTGTGCCCTCTAGGGGGCTCGCCTTCGCGGTCGGGGAGCTGAAGGCTCTCTGCCACAACGTTCGAGGGTCCGCCCTGCACTCCAAGAGGTGGAAGAACGTGCCGTGCAACATCCGGAAGGATGTCGTCGACACGCTCTGCCACCTGGCAGTGCGCGAACCCGAGAACGGCTTTGCTTTTACTAGGCTCTCGAGGTCGTTGCCTGAGCCTCCCGCAAGGGAGTGCGTCAGGCACCTTCAAGCCGCCAAGTTGATCGCAAGCGCATCGTTTCCCACATCGGCTGCCACCTTGGGTTCTCTTCGGAGCTTCGTTGCCCTCACGCCTGGCGTGAGCGGCAACGGAGTCCTCCGTCACCCAAGGCGGCTTCCCTCCTCCAGCTCGTCCTGTCTCGAGTGGCCTGCCACTCGAGGCGGGATCGACGGCTACCTGGAACACCTCGGTCACATGTGTGAGGAGTCTGGGGCAACCCAGGCCTCCTTCCACGCTTACGCTGGGGACTCTCTCGGCGCCTTCTGTCTCCGGAAGGCGTCGGTGGTCCTGCGGCCATGTGTCGGGGTGTCTGCAGACATCAGGGAATCTTACCGCTGCGCGGGACTGCTGTACCTCAGGTCTAAGGGGAAACCCTTTGGCATGAAGGCAGTCGCGCTCAGGGCTCCTGGATACAAGGTTCGGGTGGTTGGTGTCCCCGACTGCTTGACCTTTGTAGAAGGGAGCTGGACTCGCTCGTCGCTGCGCTGGTTGGCCCCTGGCCACTGGCGTATTGACGGCGAGTCCCGTGAGATTCCCGGTGGTATGCATCAGAAGAGTGGGCGGCGGTTCGCGTCCTTGGACTTGTCCAAGGCCACGGACGGCCTGTCCCACGCTGCTGTCCGGGTCGTCGTCGAAGGGCTCGCAGCGCGTGGCCTGATCCGTCCTGCGGATCTTGCCATGTCGCTGCGATCCCTCGGTCTGGAGCCAGGAGCGACTTGGAGCTTCCCCGATCTTGGTGACAAGATCGGGGAAGGGTCGTTCCTGAGAGGGAGTCCGATGGGCACACCTCTCTCCTTCGTGGTGCTCTCTTGGGTGAACGCATGGGCCACCAGTGCGTTCGAGCGGTCGCTGACCCACGGAGACGACGCGGTCGGTCGCTACCGCCCAGTGCCTCACCCTCGGGTGAGCGCATTGGACGTGTACGCCGGGCGCGTTGCCTCTGTGGGCGCGTCGCTCAACAGGTCCAAGACCTTCCTCGCCAACCACTCGTGGACGGCGTGCGAGGTCTTGGCCTTGCCAAGGGAGTACCTGAAGGACGGAATGACTCTCTTCTACCCCCCCTCCGTTCTTCCTCCGGCCCTTCGGGCACCGGTGGAAGCGGACCAGAGGC